TCGGTGTTCCGTGTGGCCTCAGCGTTGGGTACAGCGTACCTTGGGACTTTCGCAACTGAAAATGACATGACTCACCACGACAACATATTCGTTGTTGACGCTACCCGCTGTCAAAATGCGGAAGAGTTAGCCGCCCTTCTCGCTACTGCTATCAACACCTTCCCCGGAAAAGAGCCACTGAAAGCCATTGGTGGGACATTCTTACCTTCTATGCAGCACGCTGCAAAACAGGACCGGTATGGGTGGGTTACACTGGATGTTGATACTTACACCGAAGAAACGGCTGGACCTACTGCCGCCACCATCACCACTTCTTCTCCTATTCCAACCACACTTCCTCAATATGGCTGGCTGCGAATCAGTGACGGGGCACAGTCGGCCTTTGCACCGTATGTCAGTTACACAGGCAGCACCTTCACTTTAGGCGTCAATTCTTATACGACGAATAGCAACATGGTTAGCCCGACGACGAAATTAGCCATTCCTGCCCCGGTTGTCAACGGTCCGAATGTCAAACTCTATGTGTGGACCAAAGCAGGTACCCATCGCTATAACAACTCAAACGAATCAATTGACGAGCGTACGCAAGTTCACTTTAATGGACTTGTAGATGCAGTGGACCGAACAAAACCCGTGGGTGCTGTAGGCTGGGCCGGTGAGCGATATTCTTACCTTAATTCGTTGGAGATTGGGACATCCGGAAACTTTGGGGCCGGGCTGGGCGCATGGCACCCGTTCTTAGGATTTTCACCCTACGGCAGCGCCGAGTCGTGCTTGGGCAGTGTTTCTCCGCACGGCTCCATTGATACAATCCAGTCTTTGTACGAAGACAGTTGTGTTCACGGACTTGCTGCTCGGCACTTGATTGCAGTGACACATGAGAGTGAACTTCCTCTTATCGCAAAGGCTGACCGTGACGGCATCATCGCTATGGGTGATTGGCTGGATGTGAGTCGCACTTCTAAGTTGGACAATGCCGGTACCGTGGCGTGGGATACCGGCAAAGTGCACAACAAAGACCGTTATGTTTCTCACGCTACCGCTGGACCTCATGTAGAGGCTGTCATGGTGAATGATACGAAAGCGTTCCCACAAAAGGCCGCTTCTTACCCTGCTGTTGGGACCGAGTCGTATTGGCATAGTCAAGTCACTGCTGCCTCTGCGGTTGACCGGGGAGACACTTGTCACAGCCCCACGGGCGATTTGTTTTGGGATGAGTCAGTTGTCCCTGCTTCTGCGTCTCATGAAGACAACGAAACTTACGGGGTTGAGTGCCAAGGTGTTTCAACCAAAACTCAATATTACGGTATATCCGAAGGCCTGTACAAGTATTACGGCGACCGACATGCTGCCCGAAACTTCCTTGAAGAGCATGTCATTTGGAAACGAATGGACGGAGGCAACCTTACTCTCCCAGCCAGCAACGCTCGTGGTTTGGGTATGACCCCTTGGGTGGTGCGAAAAGACGGGTCAACTTACAAAACGGTAGGTGAGAAAATCCTCGGCAACAATCGGTTCTCGTTTGAAACCACCAACAGCGCCATGTTCCCACTGATTCAAGCACAAGAGTTGTCCCATCCTCAACTTGAAGGAAATTACCCACTGGTTGAAAGTGCACTCAGTATACCCAATGAAGAACTGCAATTCCAAAGCATGCAGGTTATTGACGACACAGGTCAAGAGCACCGATTAGAAGGAGGGAGCCCACTGGGCACCATCATTTACGACTTCCGCCATGTAAGTGACCGGGACATAGAAGGGCTCGCACCTGCATTGGCCGGAAGCGGTGTTTCACCAAACATGCGCATTCGCTTGCCCCTTGCTAATGAGATTCCCGGGAATATCATTGTGCGACCGGGCTTTGACCGTATCCAAGGCTATCAAACTGAAACGATGGGGGCAGGCGGCATTATGCACCCAAGTCAAGGAGAAGGTGCTGTCAAAGACACTTTCTCTAACACCTATGACAGCCCCCGACTTTGGCCGACTTGGGAGAACAACGGGTGGGAACACCTTTCACAAGACGGCACTGATGTAAGTGATAACCGACTCTCATTCCCGAACAGTTCAACCCATGGCTGGCGACAGCATACTGATAATGCTCCTCTCAAGACGGCATATGAGCCACACGACCGTGCTCTGCACTTCCATGTGACAAAAATGGGTGCAACAATGACGCACCGATACGATGTTGACGAATTGACTTTCAGTGCGTATGATGAGGCAAATGATGAAATTGATGTGACCTCTACACCCGAAGCCGCTACATGGACTGACGCCAGCGAGAAATCAAGCGGTCGCTGGTTCTTGCGAGTTTATGACCCTGTGACCAACGAAGGGGTGTTGGCTTCTTACACCGGAAAAGGTACAAACAAGTTCACAGGTGTGGTTGTTTCTCCCGACTTTGTGTCATTTGTGACAGGAAAGAGTGGCCTCAAAGTCGTACCGTCATATTACCTTCCGGCCGGCAGCACTCGCTTCTTTGCTGCTCGTCGTCTGCGTGACCATGCGGAGTACAGCGGAGCCAGTCCGGACATGCCTACAATTGATTGGGCGAATGTTGGTTCTACACCAGCGACACAACTGGTTGCACCTAAATTGACACCTATGCCGATTCCTCGGATGGGGCACCATTATGTCAACGCCACCATGGCGATGATGCCGGGCCATTATGCCCACCCGGCCTACCAGCGGCTGTACGATTTGAACCGGGCAGTCTCCGCATCGTCTGTTACTTCGGTTGAAGAAGAACAGTCCGATGCACTTAGGTGGCCGTCCCGTGACCCGCTCATTTGGTTCTCCGGACCCAGTGCGTCGGTGCCCCCCAGTGACATCCACGGCGGAGCGTTTACCCTTCTCACTGAAACAAAGGTCAAGTTTGAAGGCTACGGTATCGCTGCTTCTATAGACGCTAACAAAACCGGGGGCCACAGTATCGTGTTGGAGGCGGCTGGGTCATATACGCAGAACAATCACTTCCCCGACCCTATGGAAGTAGGTGCTTACCAAATTGTGATTCAGCCGAATCTGTTCAAGCAGCAGTTTACTGGTTATCACCGCAACGGTCCTGCTAACGATGTGCCCGATGGTTCTGTGATTGAACTCACTGGTCAACAGGTCAACACGGTTATCGCTATTGAGCACTCTACCAGTGGAGATGGTGGCTACACACTGGTTCTCGCCGAGGCCACCATGGCTGATGTACGGGGTTGTGAAATCCTTCTCAACGAAATGATTCTTGACATTGAGCCCGATGCTGGTAGCCAGTTCACCAATCTCCCACCGCTCGCTCTCTACAACCCCTTGGGCGTAGAAGAGTCTGCTTCACCTGCATTTAGCCGCCGCTCTCTACCGTATCACCCCAACATGTTCATTGAAACGACGCCCGGTTTCACCATCACTGTTCCGTGGTGGGCACAATTGCACAAAGACGGAGCCCGCTCTTCGGCAGCCGTTTACTTCCGTCACTTGGAATGGCATACTCCCGACCATTATTATCAGTTTAACCGAGCCACTTACGGGGCGGTGGGCGCACAAATGACGCTCGCCGGTTATCCGACATGTTATCCCGACATTTATGCGGAACATTTCCGTATCCGTTCTCTCAACCCAAACACTCGGGCTACGGCAAAAGACCAGTCCGGACAGACTATCACTGTGGACAACGCTGAATTGTTCCCTGTGGACCCTTACTATGGTGAGCAACTGGAGTACACCGACTCCAATGGTCAGCGACAATTGGCGACCTATACCTACCGCGTAGGGACATTGGCTCACGCTACACTTGGTTCACCTGTGCAATTTGCGGGCGTTACTGCCGTCACGCCCAACTTTTGGACAAACTTGGATGTAAGCGGTACGGGCACTATCGTCAAATTGACAGGACCTTACGCTAACCGATTCGCTGATGAAATCTACACTGATTCTACCAAGAGCATCGCTACTCGTAATCTGCTGCAAACCTACAGCGGTAGTCGTGACACCAATAGCCTACACCTTCCCGACGCTTTCTTGTGCATGTGGCACCCCAACCTTGGGCGACCGTTCACCTACTACTCCGATGATTCGTCTCGCTCATTCTACACGAAGGCAGGTGATGTGGACAGTCCTGTCTTCAAGAAAGGACTCAACAACATCCCCGAGCATTATGAGACATTGCACTACAACGACTTCTTTTACGCCGCTTCCAAGGGGCCGTTCGCACTTGGGATGAAGTGGATGAAGCCACAGGTGTGCGAACCCGACTCGTTTAGTTTGGAAAGTGTGGACGATTCTCTCACGGCCGGCACCATTCCCTATGGGCGGAACTTCAACATGCTTGCATCGGACATGACATGGCTGACCGGGCTCCGTGTCATTGGGAACAACATGTTCATCTCCAATCGTGGTAACAACAACGATTATGATACTGACAACATCTACTTTGCGAAAATCGCCGTTGACAATACTGACGGGGTTTATGACCAACGCAGTGCTGGTATCGGTGATGCTACACTCAACAGTTGTGACGGCTTTGACCTTGACCCTACTGGGACTTACATGATAATCACTGACTTCCACGGAGGAGGTGTGCAAAGTGCTACTCTTTCAACGGCATTTGATTTGAGCACTCTAACCTTGACCGGTGCAAAGAACATTTCGGGAACCACTGGTATTCGTGCTGTTTCATGGAACAACGACGGCACCAAATATTTCCTTGGGTATGCAAGCACTTTGCGCCAGTTCACGACGGTTACACCATGGCAAACTTCCGCGAGCGACACAGAAGGGTCCAGCCTTAGTATCAGTGTGGGCACACTCAGCGACATTTTGTTCAATGACGATGGTACAAAAATGTGGCTCAGTGGCGCAACAGGCTATGTAAGAGAATACACACTTTCCACACCCTTTGACCCAACCAGCCAATCGTTAGATTATACTTTGGACCTGCGCAGTTACTTTGGTAATCGTAACACTTCTCCGTCTCAAACTGCAAGCGATACTACCCCTTGGCTGAGTGGGATTTCGTGGAATGATGATGGGACAAAATTGTACGCAATTACCCTGTGGGGTGTGACAAAGACCAGCGAGGTTGCGAACACAATCACAGACAGCCCACTCACTCCGGCAACTGTGGATGGTGTGGACGGGCCAAGCACAGTCAACACTTTCCCTGTTATTGAGTTCACGATTTCTACCTGTACGGACCGTGACGGCACAGGTGCTTTGTTCACCGCCAGCAACATTGACGCTGACACTATGCTGAGTCACCAAGGCGGAACCATTGGTTCGGACAAGTTCAATTTTGCTGGCTATTGGCCCGGTGGCTCGCGTGGTGGCGCTGGTTCCAGCCGCCTTGACGGGTTCCTTGAAGCGTTGATTGGCTGGGGCGGGAAATTGTACGGGGTTGACTGTGTGGGCTTCCGCGACAACAGTGGTGTGGAAGAACGCACCTATGCACAGATGACCAGTGATTCCGACGATGCCCGCAACTATTGCTTCGGCTATCGTATGGCTGTACGCCAGCCCATGAATCGCCCTCGTTGGTCCCCGTATGTGCGTGGTTACTTGGAAGTAGCAGATAGCAACGCTTTGCTCGGCTATTATCACGGGCCATTTATTCAGCAAGACAGCAAGACTGACGGCTGGGAAAGTGGCGTAGACTACCCTGCTTCTTACACCGGTATTCTTGAACGCTTGACGCAAATCAGTGCTCTATTCAACGAAGACCAACTTGGGCGGCAGGTTCGCTATAGCGATGGGCGACGGGTGACAAAGCCATTTGGTTGCCCTGTCCGTGTGCTACGCAATCCATCCACGGTTCGCAAACTGTACGCCGGTGACGCTGCCGGTAAAGAGATTTACGAGTTGGCCAACGCTCACCGTTACTACCTCGTTGACTGGTGGGGTAACACCCGTGGCGAGGATGTGCGACGATTCCCTGTCCGTGGCTTCGGCATCAGCCCGGCTTGGGACCCGGAAAACGCTTACACTGATGGTGGGCGCACTATTCGTCCCGATACGGTCGGTCTTTTCGCAGGTAGCGATGACCGACAAAGCGGAAACGACAACACGGTCAACAATGACGCTACGGGTATGGACATTGTGGACTGGTTCAATCCTGCCGAATCCCTGCGTGTAGGTGACCGTGGAGACGGTCGTGGTGTTCGCTGGCCTACGCATTTCAACGAAAGCCTGCTAATGGATGTGTCCGAATCAATTGAGCCTACTGGACTTGTCCTTTCACAGCCAACAAGTGAGCCGACCATCGGTAAAGGGTTGAACCGCCCGCGCAACGATGTGCTTCAACCCGAAGAAATTGACCGAGGTATCAGCGCACGGCTGGGGCTGGACAGTGAAGAAGGACTACTCAAGCCCGAGGCTATGGTCAGTGAAGGCATTGAAACCGTTACAGCGGATGCAGAGTTGGCTGACCCTGTTGGCGCAGACGGTGTTCGCATTGGTCTTGATGTTGACACGATGAGTGAACTGAACGACGGGGAAAGTCAAGAGTACATCATCATGTCAACTGAGGCGCACAGTTTGCACAGCAACCGAGGTGTAGGGCAGCGAACCACATTGCGTGGTGCGAAGGATGTTGGTTCACAAACCCTCGGTCACTTGGACATGACGAGCCTTGATTGGTCGGGTCAACCTGTGAAGGGCATTTTGAAAATCTCGGATGCCCACAGTATGTGGAGTCTTGGCGGCACTTACATTATGGATTGGTCAGTGCGACAAGGTGCACTTTCCGACGAGGGCTGGGGCAAGGCTGGTGCGTCTTCGTCGTCCAACCCATATCAAGACGCCAACCATGACCCTACCGAGGGTAAGACAAATGTCTTAGACAAGAGCATTGAGTTCCTTGTTCGCCCTGTTCGCACGCTGGATAAGCACCATGTCCAATTGTTCCGTGGTAAGCGCATGCTCAAGACGGGTAGCCCTCAAGACGGCAGCAACTTCTACCTTGCTACAGGTGGCGGCAAGTACGGTATTTACACCAGCGATGCTCCGTCTGCACGCACGGGTACGCCAAGCAGCCCGCCGTATTCACCTGTCTACAGCATCGCTCCCAACACGAGCGTCACTGCTTCGGACAGCAACGGACCCAAGATTTTGGGTGTGGATGTGACAGGCTATGACAAGACCGACATCACCAATCCAGTAGGTCGCCTTGTCATGAGTGAGAATACTTTGGAGCATTTCCGTAGCGACGCTGCACGAAAGGAAGACTTTTCGGTAGAGCCTCGCTACAGCCAATCGTTGCACCCCAAGGGTGCAGGCGGCGATACGAACTTCAACACGGGTGACCACAGCACGGAGTGATAGCATGGGACCGATGGATGTGGCTTGGATGGTGCTCAAAGCACCAAGGCAACTAAAATTGTACAACTACATAGAGGACTACCCCGGTAAAGAGCCTGTCACTGCTTACCGTGGTGTACCATTCCCAAACACCAAACCAATGACTTCGGGGGATGGGGTAAAGGCAACACCCCTCGCAATTAACCAAAAGGGTACATTTTGGACCGAGGGTGGTGCGGAGCCGCACGCTACAGCGTCCTTCTACGCAAGGTACCCACTGAGTGGAAATCCAAGTCCTAACCCAATTGTGCTCGGGCACAGAGGAAAATTGGAAAATAGTGGAGATGTCGGGCGAAGACCAAATGAGTGGAACCCCGCTAACGATGCTAAAATGGATGAAGCATTTCTTTTTCACAATGAGCCTTTAGATTGGGAAAACATCGTACTATCACGACCAACCAAAAGTGTCACTGATAACATGACAGGTGATGAGCACGAGGCTTGGATTGAAAACTTCTACGCGACCACAGGGAGAAGTCACATTGATGGACCAGTAGGTGAATGACATGGCGGTCGCGAAGAACACCAACACCGGGCGCAGTGATGCAGCCCAACCCACGGTGATGAAGCGCATCCGTAAGCCCAAGTTCGTTGACAACGCTGTGCGCCACGGTATCTACACGCAGACGGCTTCCAAGCGCAGTGTAGCCAAGCCAAAGCAAAGTGACTTTCAACCTACTCACCAGCGTACCTACACGCTAACTGAGCAGGACGACTCCATTGACTTGGTACACACGCCGACTGAGCACATGCGATACGAGGGCGCTGTGTTTCATCAAGGCGAAAAATTGTCCAGTGGTGCGACGAAGCCGGCCATGGTTACCAGCAATTCCAACACGAAAGAAAACCTCGTCGTTGACCAAGTGGTCGCAGCCACGAAGGGCTCACGACTCATGGTCCCCAACCTCAAAGGTCGTGCATTGGTTGACATTGGGATGAATACCGAAACTGTACAAATCGCCCAGCCTATCAATGTGGGTCTGCGCACGAGTGACCTCGCTGCTCGCCTTGGAGACAGTCAGTCGTCTTCGCTCAATTCTGTCAATGTAAGCAGAAAGCGTGGGAGTACCACCTTCGTGGCCAAAGACTTCAACGGTCTTGATGGTGTCAGCGCCATGCGTTTCTTGAGTCGGCACGATGGGCACCGCCTCGTCACCGACCGATTCGGCAATTTGTTCTACCAACACCAACTTCAATCCAACCGCTCTCACTACCTCAGCAATGTAGCAGTGACCGGCGGTAAAACAGAGAGCGAGACTGACCACCTACCAAACCGCCTCGTGGTTCGTGGAAAAGCGAGGGCGCTTAACGACAGCAACTCTGTCACCATTGACGACTTTGGGGCGCAAGTGAATGGTGTAATTGAGGTACCGGGGGGCATTAATGCCCCGACCGCCGTGTCAAAGGCCAGTGCGAGGGCCATCGGTCGCAAGTTCTTGGCCGCTGCAAATAGGGCCAAAGGGGCCACAACTCTTCACGGTGTGGTGCGGGCCACCACCGTACAGCCGGGTGAGTCTATTCGGTATCAAACGCAAACCGACAACGACAACTTCAATGTCTTGACGGCCACTCATCATCTCATTCAGCGGAAAACTGACATCCGAGTTACCTCAATGGACACCGGTATCGCCGACCTGCTACAACGCTTCCAACAAAACGACATCGTGGCTCTCAGTGAAGTCAGTGAAGAAAAGAGTCGGCAGATTGAGACGGTTGAGTTTAGTACCAGCGGTCGCTATCAAATCACTTCCAAGTGGTCCCTCAACGCCACCATTGTGCGAGAAGTAGGTTACATCATCGGGCACAGTACGCGTGGCCTCATCGGGGGAGACGGCGCTCGCCCAAAGACTGAGCAGGTCAATCTACTCAAACTACAAAATCCAAAGAAAAAGCCAATCAACATAAGGAGAGGATGATATGCCGTTGCTGACCGAAGGAAACCGATTTTTAATTGACCAACTCAAAGGCCGCATCAATCAAGTTGTGTTTGGCTTTGACGGTACGCTGGCCACGAGTGAGGACGGGGGAGCCGGTCGCCCAGCGTATGTGGCTACCCCTACTGTACGAGTCATGGACGACCATTCAATTCTTGTAGAGGCAGTGCTGCCTCTCACTTCAACCTTTGATATTCCGTTGAAGGAAGTCTGCGTCCAATATCAAAATCCGAATGACGCTACTGACACAACTGTTTTGTTCCGCTATACTTACAGGGCGGTAACCAAAACGCAGAATAATGAATTGCGCTTCGCCGTTATCATAGAGGTGAACTGATATGTCCAATCCACTTTCGGGACACACCGCTGCACAAGGATTTGCCAGCGCCAGCGGTCTGCGAGACGGTGACGGCTTGAGCAGCCCATCGTTGACTAATCCCTATGAAGGTCTTCACGGCAACGGTATTCTGCGAGTCGCCGACGGAGCGTACGGCTCAACGAGGAACGCTACCGGCGCATCTACGGAAGGGCATGTGGCTGTAGGTGCTGGCGGCACCGTGAGTATTTCCGGCGGCTACGCTGTGCTGGACGGCGTTATCTACGAGTTTGGTGGTGGCGTGGGCGGCACGCATACGACGACCGTTATTGGAACCACCACGAATTATGTAGGCTCATTGCCGACCCCTCACGCCAGCACTGACAAAGAAGTCTATGTCGTTATCTATGTCGCCGCAATGGGCGCTAATGACAACATCATGTACGAAGTAGGCACTTTGGCGGACCCAGTCAGCGAGACGCCATTGGTTCCCAGCACCTTCCTGTCTGCACCCGGACCTGCCGACAATCAACAGGCTACTGTACTTGCTGTGTTGCACTATACAGTTTCGGCAGGCGGCACTTTCAACGCTTCCCTTAGCACACCGGTTGTACACGACAAGCGCGTTTTCATCCGACCCAACCCCGTTTACTTTAATCACCTTACGGCAGGTGCAGCCGGCTCAGTTACCAGCACTGATGCTATTGACAACACTAACCAAGTGAGCATTGACACCATTTTTACCTCACCTTCGGATGGCGACTTCACAGCCTCTCCGTTTGGCAGCGTGTGGCAAACGCATAGTCCCGACGGGCACAGCGTGTTGCTCTACAGTGCACAGCGTGATATTGGCGGCACACCTGCTCGCGACACATGGCGACTGGCTCCAAACGAAGTCAAGGTGCTGACCACATCAGCCAATCAAACCTTTACCTTTGACGGGCCAAACATTTGGGTGGTCACGACTGGGGCGGCGATTGACCTCAACCCTTCGGGCTCTTTCCCTCACGGTCATGTTATTGAAGTCTACCACCCGTCGGGGGCACATAACCTCAACTTTGATTCCTCCGGCATCAATGTCAATGTAGCCGCAACCAACTACGCTAAGTTTGTTTACGATGGCTCGGCTTGGGTTAAGTTAGACCTCCATGTGGTGAGTTGATGGGTGCACTTATTGATGCACTAACCTACACCTGCGAGTTTTGCAAGACCACAGCACTACCTCTTACCATTTCAGCCCGCTACCTCAAAGGGAAACAGGTGCTCATTCACGAGTGCCCTGCCTGTGGATACATGCGTAAGCACGGGGACATGGGGCCTGTGGGAAAAAAGAACTCGCTTAAAAAATCAGCCGCCCGACTGAAAGCGAAAAGGTACGGACCACTGTCAAAAATGCTCCTCAATCACAATTTGGGCCGACAAGTTTAATTTCAGCACCGCACTCGCACTCTACATGCTGTTGCCCACCCTCTTCATCCTCTCTTTCATAGTGGGGTTTGTAGCAGTGTGGCTGGCTACGCCCGACCCCAACGACACTGTGGTTTTCATTGAAGACGAAGAGGCTTTTCACCGAGCGTGTTACAACGGGATGCGGAGGGGCATTCAGTGAACATTTCCATTTACGAGGTTGGCCCTCGTGATGGACTTCAAGCCCTTAAGAAAATCGTACCCACAGCCACGAAAAAAGAACTCATCGCCAGTCTGTACGCCGCAGGCTTGCGTTCTATAGAAGAAGTGAGTTTTGCTCACCCCCGCCTTGTGCCTCAAATGGCCGACGCCGAAGAGGTGTTTGACAAAGGTAGTGCGTTGGTGATGAACAAGCGTGGTTTTGACCGGGCTGTATCGGCTGGTGTGAAAAAGTTCAACATCGTGTTCAGCCCATGCGAGACTTTCAACTTGAACAACATGGGCAAGACCCGCAGTGAAATTGTGCTGATGTACAAGACTTTCATGGATAAAGTGCCCAAGGAGAATGTCCGGGTGTACATCAGCATGGCCTTCGGCTCTCCAGCCAGCGGTCAGCCCAGTGTAGGGACGCTCATTTCATGCATCCGTGACGCCAAAATGTTTGGAAGCACTATCGTCTTTGCTGACACAGTCGGGGCGGGGACTCGTAAGGAGGTTATTGAACTGGCTGAACTGGCCAAAAACGAAGGTATGCGAGCCGCCTTGCACCTTCACCATAACGGTAACGAAGAGCGTGCCCTTGAATTAGTGCGTGCCGCACTGCTCAACGGTATTCATGAAATTGACTCAAGCGTTGGCGGGCTTGGCGGTTGCCCGTTTGCTGAAAACAGCGGGGCGAATCTGTCAACTGAAACGCTGGTGACTCACCTGCACGCTTGGGGCTTTACCACGGGTGTAGATGAAGAAGCCCTCAAGGCTGCCTCTCGCATCGCTGAGCAAATCACTCTTCGGAACGCTTCCCGATGATGTCGTCAATGCGCAGGATGCTTATGCTGACTTCGCTTGCTGACTGAATCGCCTGCTTCACCAAGGCCAATGGTTCGTACACATTCAGCCCAATCATAGAGCAGACGCCACCTTCCTCAATGTTCGGACCAAAGTCGGTCTTTCCAAGCAGATGGGCGCTGCGTAGAGCCAGCACCGTGTCCAGCGGGTCAAAGCCAGCATTCTCGGCGATGGTCGCAGGAATCGCCTCCAAGGCGTCTGCAAAGGCTTCAATGGCCATTTGTGCCCGACCACCAATCTCGGCTGCGCGATTGCGTAGAGAAAGTGCGGCGTGAATGTAGGATGAGCCACCACCAGTTACGATTTGGTCGCTGTTGTAAGCCAAGCAGACCACGCCGATAGCGTCGTCAAACCCACGCTCGGTTTCGTCAAGGGTCTGCCGGGTGGCTCCTCGCAGAACGAGGGTCGTGACATTGCCTTCGCCGGCTACGACGATGTAGTCCATGTCACCAATCGTGCGTTGTTCCAACTCAGTTGGCTGAACCACTCCGTTAATGTCCTCCACGGTGTGAGCAATGGGCGTGTCCAGTAGTGCCGACATGGCGTCAAGTGTGCTGGGAGGCACACGATGGGCCACGCTGATACCCTTCTTGGACAGAAGAGCAGCCACAAGTTCGTTCACGCTGTCCCGGCAGAACACCGCCCCGCCTTCGGGGAGCAGTTCAGTCAAAGTGTCTACCTTTGCTTCCCACACATCCTTGGTGGTGTACTGCTGATAATTCTTGAAGTCGCCAACATTTTGCACATTGACTTGGACATTGTCGTCCTTCTTTGACGACAGCCCAGTGTTGAGAAGAATGATGTTCTTCGCAGGCGTTTTACTCATGCTTGGCATCATAAAGGTCGTGTTGAGCACGACTCCGTTAAAGCAGTAGGAGTCTTCCAGCGAGGCACCGGGCTGACACACCACATTGATGCGCTTAATATCTCCATTGGCTTGCTCCACTGCTTCCACGCATAGACCGGACACATGACTCATGCTGCTCTCCAGTGACTTGCCTGTGATGGCCGTCTTAGCCACATTGAGCAGGTCCTTGCTGCTGCTTTGAGCCGTCTCAGTGATGGCTTCTACCGCCCACTGGGCAGCCTGCCTGTAGCCACGACACACCACATTCGGGTGCAGTCCCTTATTGAACAAGCCCTCTGTGTTAGCAAGCAGAGAGCCAGCCAAAATTGTGGTCGTCGTCGTGCCGTCGTAGCACATACTTTCTTGGGTGTTGGCCGCTTCAACAATCATTTTTGCACCGGGGTGACTGATGTCAAGTTGTTGTAGGATGGTAGCCCCGTCGTTGGTAACAATGACATTGCCGCCACCATCAACCATCATTTTGTCCATACCCGCTGGGCCCAAAGTAGACCGTACCGTATCGGCAATGGCCTTTGCTGCTCGGATGTTCATGCTCTGTGCTGTTTGTTTCTTTTCGTTTGTCATAGGTTCCTCTCCTACCATTCAACTTCGTATTCCTTTATTTCTCCAGTTTCCCGGCACCGTGCTTTAACGAAGCCTTCTGTGTTACCGAACTTCCAAAGGTCGTACGAAAGTTGAGCGTCTTTGAGGCAATACTCGGCCACTTTGCCGTAGTTGCCTTTCCGCCATTCAAGCGGAGCATCATGACTCTTCATGGTCTTGTCCATACCGAGAGTGTGGACACAAGCGTCGGACAGCGGAATAGTTGATTTAGCAATAGACCGCAACTTAGCAGAAGTGTCAATGATGGTTTGAGATGCTTTGCCGAGAAGGTCACCGGCCGCCCAACAATCAAGACTGTCTCGTAGCACAGGGAGGTCAAAGCCGACGATATTATGCCCCACGAGTCTACCGCCTTTTGCGATGTGTTCCTCAATGTCCCGGCCCAGCACTTCCGGAGATAGCGACTTGAGTTTGACTCCTTCGGGCAAGAACTCGCCTGCCTGCGATTTGTTGCAGTAAACTGTCCCACCATCACCGGTCCATGTAGCAACGACGGTCGGTAAGAACATGTGGGTGTTACCCCACCCACCGATTTCATGAGAAAAGTTCTCGGTTTCAATGTCAATCGCCATCACATCGCTCATGCAAATACCTCCAAGACGCTCTTTATGACCTTTCTCATTTCAATTGAACATGATTCACAAATGCACATCAGTTTGCCCCTGCGGTCACCGATGCCGTAGAGAGTGTCCCTGTCTTCGGGGACTTTGCAAACGATGCACTCATGCATCATCGCTCACCTTAAAGTCCCTGTAGTCCTTTCGTAGCCGAACATACTTTTTGACCCCACTTCCATCAGTGGTGTCTTCAAACATTTTCGCACCGTGGTCGTTGTACTTCTTGTTGATGGAGTTGTTGCTACTGAGGTTTTGATGCTTACCGTACGCTGTGAACATAGCAGACTTCGCAACCCAGCCATCCCCACGAGAGTCGTCAAAGTCCACCTTTTCGCAGGCGAAGTAGGCTTTCTTCCAACCAATTTCCATGTTCTTGGCTTCTTTGACACCCATACCGACCTTGACTTCGGCCTCCAACCAGTGAATCAAGTTATGATACAGGTCGTATAGAATCTCTTTGGCCATGTCAATGTGGTCACCTCTTACGACCCAAGTGCCCTCAATCATCGCCATGTGGTGAGCGATGATGTTGGTGTAGTTTTGCAGTCCCATAATGAAGGAAGCACAGACACCCTGCTTGTGGGGGTCCATTTGCTCTACCAGTGAGTAATACTCATCAATGGCGCTGATGAGGGCAGGAACATAGGAGTCGTCAATGTGGAACATCTCATCCATAACTTCCATGGCCCATTCCTCTTGAGTATCATCATCGGACTCATCCCACTGCAATGCCGTTTTACCGACCAAATGACAGATTCTTGATTTAAGTTCACGCTGTAGATTCTCAAAGAACTTTACAATTTCACCGTAAGACACATCGTGCTTCGTTCGTTTGTGTACGCTTTCTGCGAGTTCGTGGGCAACGGCGCGCTTCATGTCCAGCGTCCAATCACGCCAATAGAGGAGAACGCGTTGGAAAATACCTTTGTCCAAAACATGCTCCTTGATACCCTTTGGGGGAAAAGTAGTAATCCACAGTGATACTTCGGACTTGATAGTGATGGTTCCGTCACGAAGGTGCTTGGTGAGTACATTTCTCCCAGTGCCCGCAGCGTTGAGGGCGGACTGTAAGAACAGAACCGTTCCTTCGGAATGCTGGTTTGGCTTGAGGAGGATGGAGCCTTCATCAAAGTTCATCGCTTTACGACCCGCCAGCACACCGTTGCGTTGGACAGGTGGGCTGTCCCGTTCTTCGGTGACAAATGACCCCACTAAGGCTGCATCAGTACCCGTGCTGTAATCTACCGCCTCAACCCCAATGTCTTTACACACTCGCTGCACGACTTCAAAGGCAACCGATTTCCCTGTTCTTGTGTCTTGGAGCCAAAACACGCTCACCCTCGTATCAAGGTTGCTTCCTCCAACGGGGATGCGCACAAAGGGTAGAGAAACTTGTCCCAAAATGAAAAAGAACGACAGCATGCCCGGGATTTCATTGTTTTTACTGACCTCCCTAAAGTGACTGAGGTATCCTTTGAGAATGTCGTAACGCTGAACAGCCTCGTACTTGTCTGCTGTGTGATTCATCATGTCATTCCCTCTTCTTTTGATAGGTCCGTTCTACCTTGACAGGCTCTTCACTCGTCAAAACTTCAATGAGTCGCTGCCTCAGTGTCGGGCCCATACCTTTCACCCGTTTCAGTGATTCAATATAAAGCATCTCTTCTATACTTCCGCAAGCATCAATAAGTTTGCTCACTAAATCGGGTCCGAAACCCGGAATGGAAAGCAGCAAATCCTTCCGGACATCGTTGGTTGAGACTCTTGTAATCGCCCTTGCACCATGGCGACTGGCTGGTTTGTGCAATTTTTGGTGAAGTTTGACAATGAACATGGCTGCTTCCACATGGTCTTTCGCTTTGTAGATATGACAATCAAAGTCCGCCATGATGCGCGCAAAGGTCCCCATCAGTTCGTTTGTTACCTTTGAGTATGATACATTGCGTCCTTGGTTTTGAGCCATCCGAATGTACTTGGCTATGTCGCCATGGACAACAAGGAATATTCTACCGCAGTTGGCGTCCAAGTTATCCAATTGCCTCCACAGATGTCCACTGTGGCTGGATTGAAAGAAGTCGCTAAGGCTCTTGCACTCAATGTGCCCATCACCTGCTTTGTAGTCGCCCATACCTTGCAGGAATTGTGACTTGACAAGGACACCTTCCTTGCGAGCCATTCGTTCTACAGCCTCAAACAAAGGGCCACGCTCGTTGCTGTCAGCAATAAGTGGAGGAACGCTCATTCGTCCACCTTCCCATGAGCATTGCAGAAGGCTCTCCCAAGCATGGCCCACTGTTTACAGGGCTCGCCCTTGTAGTTTTTAGCACTGCAAGCAAAAACCAAAGCCACATCTGTGTCCTCATGACCGTACGGACCTTTATTCAAACAAGTGAAGCACATGCGACGGCCTTGTCGGCTCAACTTAGCATTGCAAAACATACACCTACGCTTCATTTTCCACATCTCCACTTCCTGTTTTGTCCCAATATCGGCATTTGCCGATACACAGCCCTTTGCCCCACAGCATTTTACATGTCTGCGGGTAATCCTTGAACACGATGGTACTAACTTGGTACCGAGTAACACCTTCGTCTTGGTCGGCCCATTTGAGCCCCATAAGGTATGCTACGATTTCGTCAGCATGTTCCTGTAATTGCTCTTTCGTAAATCGCTCAATGGGCATAAAGTTGCGCTTCCGCTTAGCGAGGTATTTGACTAACTGCACACGGGCGTCATGGCTGGGGTTGCCGCCTACTTGACACGCCGCTTGGTTTAGACAGGGGAGAATGATAACGCCGTTCATGCGGACAGTGGGGAGGTCCAGCACCTTGTCCGACTTATTGAAAATCTGCACCTTTTCAGTGACAGGTCGGACATTGAGAGTCACTCCCTTTGTCCCATATTCATGATACCCACTCTTGGCCTCCATCGCTTCAAAAATGATGTGCTGATGCCCGGCCTCTAAGTCGGCCGTGGTCACGGGAATACTCCAAAAACCACGCTTGGCGTTGAAAGAGTTGGGTATGCGGATTAAGCCACTTGTATCAAATGGAACCATTGGGTCACAGCAGTACAAGTCCATCTCTTTGACCCAGTCATTGACCAGTTGAATACCGGCTTCCTTGACAGCGGAAAGGTGAGGACCATCACCCGGTGTCAGCGTTTCGGACAGTGCTACCCACACATGAAATCCTCCGCCGCTAAACCAAATGCCGTGACGAATGTCTTGCTCAAGCAAATACCTGTGCAGGCGAATGGTTTGCTCTAAAGGTTCTTCCGGCCCCACCGAGGAACGGTTACGGAAATCAATGGCGTCAAAATCCATTACAAAGTGACGAATGATTGGCGTGTACAAATTGACGCGACGGTGGTATGGCTCTTGAGTGGCCCTATAGCCATATACCGTCATGTAAGCGTTGGATACGCCGTTCTTACCAGCCCAATACTTTTCAAATTGGTCCTTGTTGTTGACCATTTTTCGGAATCCTTTACCTTTCTCGGTGCTCAGTTCAAGGACTTCTCTTGGATAATCAAGTTTCAGCCGCATCCCCTTTCACCTTCTGTACTGTATCTGTTATCGTCTTCATGACATCACTCATTGACATGATGTCGCCGGGCAAAAGAAGACGAGGGCTAAGCGTAATCGTAACTTTGAGCAGAGGTTCACCCACCATATCCGAATCGGGGCTAAAAGAACTCAGCGTTTTGTTGAACTCAAAGAGTAAGCGTTTGTTTTCGCCGAGGTGCTCCCATCGGATTTCGCTGTAAACACCGTGTTGCATAGAAAGCCATGTTCCGAGGCATTCGCCGACCACTTTTCCGACATCAATCATTTCTTTGCCCCCTTCTTTTCTTCAAGTTCCCGTAGTCTTTCTGCGGCACTCTTCGGCGTGAGTGTGTTGCCCCACCCACCTTTCCAGTATACTTCGCCTCCGTCGGCCCAAGCCGGACATTCATCTACAAAGTCACAATGAGCGCACTTGCCGGTGGACGGCTGAGGAGGGAAATTGTCAGTGAGGTATGCCTCAATCAGTTCGTTGACAGCCTTGTTAATTGTTGTGAGGTATCGCTTACTTACCTTCTCATAGGCCACATGGTTCTCGGAACCGGGGACATCATCCCGTTGACCAGCGGGGTAAAACCAGCCCCAATGCGTGACATCCTGCAATGGGTGGTCAGCCTTGCGGAGCAAGTCCCAATAGAAAGCCATCTCAGTTCGCATGCTTCGGACCTTGAAGTTGGTCCCGACCCACTTGCCGGTTTTCAATTCCATGAGGGCAACCTTGTCTTCTTCGGTGTGGTAGGCCCGGTCAATGCTACCTGCAAAGTGAACAGGAATCGTCAACTCTTCGCCGTTGAAATTGAACGGGACATCCACGAAAGCGTGGACCTCCAACTCATTGATGATGGGGAGGAATCGGTCGGGGTCGGCCTCAAGACGAACGAGTTCCCACTCAATACGCTGGTCAATTATGGGTTCTTCACCGAGCGAATAGGGCTCTTCCGGAGTAGGTAGACAATCCATGAGGAGAGCCTTGGCCCCTTCCCTATCGTGCTTTTTGAGCAAATCGTATGCTTTCCTATAGACTGGGCGGACATTGATGTAGAACTCTTCCATGGCGTCGTGGACATTTGTCCCACGGGTCATGGCGTCTGTGGTAGGGGACTTACGACCCTCAATGCGCTTCTTCTTGTACTGGAAACGACAGTACCCAAAGTCGCTGGTGAGGCTGGTCTTGGTCATGCGTAGGTATTTGTCGTGCCCTTGCTCCCACTGGTAAGTGGACTTGGCGTATGCTTCCCAATCTCTGTCACTCATTCAATCACCTAACCAATGACCGTTAAAACACCGACGACATTCACCACATGAACCAGTTATGTCTCCCGTATTCGTGCGGTTTAGGTTCAAGGGGCACAAAAATTGCTTAAACTGCTCTTCGTAAATCGGGTCGGTGAGGTAATAATTGTCAAAGAAAAACAATGAAACCCCGTGGTTTTGGGTCAAGTGTTTTACATCGGGCTTTTCACCCTTCTCGCACTGGTATGAAAAGAAAATTGGCCGCTCAACCAATTTGATAGCCGCTTCACGGCGCTCTAACGAATGCCTGTCAAGGCTGAAATGCAAATGAAGCGATTCATAGTCACCGACTATTGCAGCCATGTGAGGTATCCGGGTGACAATCCAAATGACAACATCGGGATGATGTTCCCCGATGTGGTTCAATGCCTCAACAGAAGCGGGGAACAAGTCGCCACCTCCGTTCCACCGGAGGTAATCCAACTTCTTCTTACGGTATTCCTTGACGATTTCTTCCGCAAACTGGGCAGGGTCATTGATACAGTGCTGCATCAACCAAAGTTGTTTGCGGAGACTGGCGTTCCATGTGGTCGCCCCCGCAGCGTAGTAGCATGTTTCAATGCAAACCTTGGAAGGTTGACATGTGTTGGCGATAGGGAAATTGACAGAATAGCCCGTAACTTTGTTTCCCGATAATAGAGAGCCGGGCCGTTTTTCTGCCGGGGTCAATTCGTTTGCCTTTTTGATAACCTTTGTGACTCTCTTCATTCTTCTTCAACCCCGTACAATTTCTTGGCTCTGTCGTAATAACCTTCAATGATTCGTTCTTCCTCTTGCGTCCTCAGTCGGCTGAATATGCGGTCCCAAAATCCCACCCTTGACCGCCTCACTTCTTGGGATTGTACTTTGGATTGTACTTGAAATAAGAGGGCTCGCTCTTCGTAAAGTCGTCCAACCGCGTTTGACCTTGTCGCATGGCGACCAGTAGAATAGCACAGTAGCCCATCAAGTCCTTGATGACATCCTCGTCGTTCTCAATGCCTTCACTGCCTTGAATGAGGCGGCTGATTTTGTCGTCCATCCGAATACGGATGAGGTCGGCTGGTTGAGCGCCACCCTTGTAGAACACCCGCATAGGCTCAAAGACACTGTCGCCGTAGGCTTGATTCTTAGCCACGACCATCCGCTTCACTTCGTCAAAGACTTGGATAATACGAGTAGAGGACACCAGTTTGTTTGAGTCGGCTGGCTCATTTGGCGAGTGGGGGAAGTATTTCGTTCCTTTCTTTTCACCCTCCTTACGGATGATACCTTGCTTGACCAGTTCCCGTAGGCGTAGCCCGATGTACTGTTTGCTGTTCGCCTGTAGTGTTGGTGATTTGGCCACCAACTCACTTCTACCCAGTCCCGGGTTCTCGCTAATTGTTCGCTTCAATTCTTCGTCAATGTTTCGCATAATGTTTCACCACTTTAGTCTACTATTTCAATGCTACCAGTATTTCTTTGGTTTCGGCTTACCTGTGGCGTAGTCCAACGACCAGCCAAGTGCATTGAAAATAGGCTTGATTTTTTGGGACACCAATTTGTCTACCATTTTGTCATAGTCAAGAGTGAAGTCTTTCAACTCCTCTTCTTCATGGTAAGCGACAATGTCAGTGGGTGGCATTCCTTGAGGCGGCTCACTCACATAGACCCACTTGACGCTGTCCCCGTTCTTGAACTTGGGATGAATACTCTTCTCCACGAGATGGAGGTTGTAGTAGCGAGCACCCTTAACACCGGGCACACCCACGCTTTCTGCGTATTTGTCCAGCGATTTTTGGATGCGGGTGACACCTGCTACATCAGCCACAGGGTAGTCACCTTGCATGATGCCGAGGCTGATGCCTCGCACATGGTCCACGACTTCATTCTCATTGGCTCCACTGCATACCTTGGTGAGCACATCTCTTTCAAGGGTGCGAGAGACAGGGGCAAGCGTGCTGATTTTGCCCCAGCGTGCTGACTTGGCTTTACCCTTGTCCTCGGGCGGCCATGAGCATACGCCATAGTAGAGGTTCTTTCCACCCACAATCCAGTAATCCATGTATGCCTCAAACTCTACAATGAGAGCGTCGGCTTGGTGTTCTCGCTGAACCGTCTCTGTCAAATGGCGAGCAAGAGCAGGGGCTTCTTCAAAGGGGATTTGGACAAAGGCCGAGTCGGTGTGACCGTACAGCGCATTGTAGCCCTGCTTCTCGGACTCTTCCATAAGGAATCGGATAGCCTCACGACCACAGGCCGTGATGGCGCTGGCGATGGCGGGTGCTGACCAGCCCCAGTGGGTGCTGGCGCACATGCCGTACAGCGACGCCATGACTCGCTTGACCGCCAACTGCATGGTGTTCCAGCCGGAGCGTTCAGTGTCGGTCTTGGATTCACGCATGCGGCGTTTGTATTCGTCTCTCAGTTCAAACATCTCAGTGACGATGCGTGGTAATAGAGCCGGCTCGCCCTGTCGCCAACAGGTGCCGTCCGGCAGTTCTCTTACATCATCATCAAAGCGATACTCTCGGTCAACCTGTGACTCCCACGAAAGGTTGTGGCTGAGGATAAGTGAAGGGTACAGGCCTTTGTAGTCCACACAGGCGACACCTTCGTAGCGACCCGGAGTAGGGGGCGGGATGTAAGCACCCTCGTATTCGGCCTTGGAATGAGGACTGAGTGTCGGGGGCTTCCAGTCAGTACGACGACTGATGAGGCCCCGTGCAAAACGAGTGACATTGTGACAGGAGGGGAAACTGACGCCACAGACTTGTTGAAGTGACATGTAAAACTCAAGAATGTGGTTCCGCTCATCCACCATTTTGAGCAGTTCTACATCTCGCATACAGTAGTCCACGAACTCGTCAAAGCGTTCGTACCATCCCGTGAAAACATCCATCTCCAATTTGCCACCGTAGTCCAGCACATCCTCCCCTGTGATATGGTCCAACTTTCGGCTGGCCAACTGAGGCTTACCGCTGTCCTTCCACACCCGCTCAAAGCCAGTGCCGCTGCTAAGTGGGGCAGCCGTATCAAAGCACAGTCGCCCACGGACAGGCTGGTCAGTGTAGTCATAGCCCTTCTCTTTGTCGGGCTTGCGCACCCGATTGAGCGGGCTGAGTTTGCGAAACAAACCTTTGCCGAGGACATCCTTGTTGTCAAGGCGACGGATGATGTGAGGGAGGTCGGCCCACATGAGTGCATGTGCTACAAACACATCGGGGTCACAGACTTCAAGGTACTCAAGGAACTTCGTGTACATGGCCGCTTCGGAATTGCATAGAACTCGGCGATAGGTCACGCTGCTCTCCACGCCTTTGCTGTTCTCCCATGACATGGAGCGTGTTTCCTCAATCACTTCGTCGGCGCTGAGTGATTCGGCTGATTCTTCCGACCAACAGAAAGCCACCCGTTCATTGGTATAATTGTCAGCAATGCCTATTACCGTCGTGAAGTCTTCTGTTGGGTCCCACTCAAGGTCAAGGTGCCATACTCTTGGTTTCCATTCGGGCATCGTAGCGTAGCGGTCCATGAGGAATCGGTCGGGAAGAGTTAAGTCACCTTCCCACGAAATCATTTCCTTCCGCATGGAGTACACATCGCCTTGGCGATACGGTATGATTTTGATAAGGTTCTCACCACCTATGCCGACCGCCTTTGCCTCCCGGTCCACTCGCGAGCCGGGGTATCGGTCCACCAAGTGCTTGATGAGACGGGGGTCGGTATCGCCCTTCACCCAAAAGTAGGGTTCAAAGTCCGTGACATTCTGCTCAATCAGCGAGCCGTCTTCTCCTCGCCAGCGACAGTAGAGGACATCTCTCCCATCATAGTCCGGCAAGTAGTTGTCAACAATCATTCTTCTTCCTCGTGGATTTGAACATAGGTTACTTCGGCCTCACAGTCGGAGCAGTG